GTGCTTCTACGACCGAGTTACCCCAATCCTACGGGTTCTGCTTTCCCGAGCTGTCCACTCTGTTACTTGTTGCCCTGTCGAAACCATGGCAGGCCCATCATAAAAGGACTAGTGCAAATACTACGGCAACAACAATAAAGCCAACTATTGTGCTATATTCGTTATCCATACTAATCTCCTTATGGTGGACCTGGCGGGAGTCGAACCCGCGTCCAGAACACTTTTCTCTTTGCTTCATACAGCAATATCACTCATAGGGTTTCAAAAAATCGTCACCCTCTGAATCCTCTTCAAACTTAGACCAATCATAAGTTACCAGTTTATAAACCCAATAACCGATTGCACTAACAGTAAGAAGTAATAAAATTATTGAACTGATCACTTGCGCTTTCGAAGTTGTCTACGAACTGCCGCTTGCGTCTTTGTCTTTGCTCTATATGCCATGATAAACTCCTTAAATTAAAATACCTAACTCACGTAATCTCTCTTTGGATGCTTCAACCCACAAGCGAGTAGTTTCATTATACTTGGTAAATTCCTCTTTGTCAAATGATTCGATTACCCAAAGGCAAACATCTTCACTCTTTCCGTGATACGTTAGTATATCCATTTTCATCCTTGTACTAGTGTATATTTAATAGTTGACGGACTCCGCAGGGCGTGAAAGTCCTCCGTCTAGACAATAGGGCTCTCACCTATTCAACCGGCTATGCCTAGTATACCCCTGCCAGATTAATGATTAATCCATTCGCTGTTTCTGTATGGCTTTCCAACTTCTGCTTGCGGTAGATAACTGACTATTTTTTTCTTAAAATTCTTTATAACGGGATGACCGTGATCGTGTCCAAATGCTTTTAGATACATGATATAACAATTTTTTGTATATCTGCCTTTATGGTTTTGATTTATGTAGTTTACAATTTTTGTTCTTTTTCCATTAAACATTTCGTGCAGTTCACAAGCCGTGTTAAATGCATACGCATCAACTTCATCTCTGCAACCTAAATAGCCCTGTTCTTCTCTTTGTTTGGTTCTACTGGCTGTACTTGGAAAGTCTGGGGTTGTTTTCCAGTTCCTACGACGGTGTTGTCTCATGTGTATAATTTCATGTAGCACAGTATCGGCAAATGTTGAACATATTCTAGAAAACATTCTAGGACTTAATTTTACAGGCTTTGTTTTATTGTGATAATTGAAATTGATTTCAATACATTTTTTATATTCTGAGTCAAAGTCACTATAGTATGCCCCGCCAATCCAAACTTTTCCTGGATCTACTTTAGAGGAGTAAAGCTTCTTAAATCTAATAGGAATATATTGGTTAATTTGATTTTTAAACTTACGCTGGATTTGCTCGGGCGTAAGTTGTTGATTAACTATTTTGTCATGTGTTTGATATAAAATATCAAAAAGCGTTTTTCTATCCAATTGGAACCAGTCGAAAGCGGCGTCTTTTTTCATGATCTTACCCTATATATCAGTAATTATCCTAAAAAAACTTTCCATTATATTTGTATATAATATGGCGGGTCCTGCAGGAATCGAACCCACATCGCCAAGTTCGAAGCATGGCATTCTATCCGTTGAACTAAGGACCCCTAAAACTGGTGTGGCTGGTAGGATTTGAACCTACAAGGTGAAGCTAGGCTTCTGACCTGTCCCTTAAACCTTAGGCGGGTTTTTCGGAGCTATGCCAATTTCGCTTACAGCCACAATTAACTTTAACATGTTTATATATTTAAGTCAAGTAACTGTGGCAAAATTAACTACTATTATAAATAGCGTTATGAAAGAGTAATAACATGGTCATCTGCAATCTTCAACCTGAGTTTGATTCAAACTGGATTGATTTAATCAAATTAGATCCGGTACATCCAACGGACGAAAAAAAGAATTTAATGAGAAGATTGGGAAATGATAGACTCATTTATACTCTTATCATGGACGGCAAACCTTGTGCCATGCTTCAGGTAGCACTTAAAAATAAATGCCCTATGACTGCAAATGAACTTTGGAATAAACGAGAAGATATAGATTTCAACTATGCAGTATTTTATTCGGTATTCCGTTTACCCGGCGCAGATCATGCTAAAGGATCTGTAAAAGAATTAATATTCGAAGCGGCCGCAGACCTACGAAAAAGATATATAGGAATTTCAAAGTTTATAACACTAAGTCCAATACCCAGTCTTCGTAAAAACTTTAAGAAGAATCCTGATATTGAACAAGTACAAGAATATATATTCGCAAAAAAAGACCCAGTGGCACGATTCCATATGATGAATGGAGCCTTACCCTGGGCCGTTCGTCCAAAAGCCGATTCTAGCAAACTACGCAAAGAAGAAAGTTGGGGTTGGATGGTCAGTTATGATTATACACCACTCCTAGACCAACCAACTATTAAACTACATCCTATATTAGAAATAGCCTAATTACATTGTAGGACCGTTGCCGTTCCTAAACCCAACTTCCCCGCCTTCGTCTTTAATGCGCTTAATAACATCTTCAAACAAGATGGGCGCAAAATCAGTTTGTTCTACGCATACACAATGATAACGAACATCGGGCTCATCGCTGTACAAGATCTCTCCTGTTCTAGCATCAACTCCGCGAGCCTTACGCACACGATTTGCATGAGTATGACCGTGAATGTTAACACCAAAGCGCCCCATGCTGTCGCTATGTAACGGGATATGACTTAAAATCATTCCATCCATAACATGATATGCACGTAACTCACGAAAGTAAGTTCTATACTCGTCATCACGGAAGATGTCGTGGTTACCACGGATCAAAACCTTGTCACCGTTTAACCTAGCCAACGTAGGCAATGCCTTACGGTTAATAACAACATCGCCTAAATGGTACACTTTGTCAGTGGGCTTGACCTTTGCGTTCCACTTTGCAATCATGGCTTCGTCCATCTCTGCAGGATCGTCCCACGGACGTAACTTTGTAACACCGTCGTTGCGTGTGAAGCGGCAGACGCCGGTATGTCCGAAATGCGTGTCGCTAACTAAAAATACACTAGGCATCTTGCCCTCCTTTCTTTAATACGTCTCTTTTACAATTTTAAATTCTGTTGTTGGATATTTTGCTTTAAACTCATCCGTATTAACAAATTCGTTATATTGTTTGGCATTAAAAAACATGCGATGAAAAACAGACTTGTGATCCATTGTGGTTACTGTTAGGTAAACCGATTTTGCTTTGCCAGCCATTATGTTCCTTTCACTGTTTAATGTAATATTATAACATCAAACAAGGAGTCTGTCAAGGTACTAATTTTCTACGTTCTCGTCTTTCAGCCGCCAATGTAAAAACTTTCTCATTGTCATTGGTCCAGTCTATTGCTTTCTTAGGAATGATCAAACCTGACTCAAGTGTCACCCCATTAATAGAGTGTGACTCATTTTCATCATAGGTCCACCCTAGCTGTTTCATCATGCGATGCTTGACTAACAGATTAGGACTACGAAATACTTCAGTATCATCAAATCCCATCATGACACCAACTTCACAAACTGCGCCACTACGACACACACCTGCTACACAATGAACAACTACGTTCATCCTATTCTCTAGTGCGTGTTGTAGTAGTCGAACTAGTTCTGCGGCCTGCTCGTGACTACAACGCATAGATTCTTCTAATACTTCATCCTTTTCTTCTACATCCAAAAACTCAAACTGATGAGTTTCTTTGAACGTATATTTTGGTACAGGAAAATCACCAGGCGGATCCACAATCTGAATCAGCATGGCATTAACTCCGGGGTCAAAATGAAACCCTTTTTTAATGTCGCTTAGTGCAACGTTTTGAATCCATGGCATAATTGCCTCCTTAACATTCAATGTCAATGTGTCGACCTTTGTCTAAATCTAAACGAATATTTCTTGCTACTCGTTCTGCTATGATTCGATCAAGCCTGCGCTCTTCAATTTTTTTGCTATAATCATCGGTTCTTTGTTTCCCCAAACGAGCCTGTTCTAGATTATACTTAATAACACTTTGTTCTGTTCTTGATATTGCCATTACACTCGTTCCTTTTTAACTCGGCCGATGCGGCTTGCTTTGTTCCAATCATAAGCAACACCATCTGGGCACTTACCATTCTTAACAGAGTCAACGCCAAACCGGCCAACAACTTCAAAATTGTCACCAGTAATGGTAACAAATTCGTTTAACAATTTTGCGTATTCCATTGCCGCAGTTAGCGACAAACATAATTCTTCTTTTTCTTTACTTTTTACTTTGTACATAATACTATTATAATATAGGTTTTACCATAAGTCAACCTAAAAGAAAACCAAACTGTATGGTCTACGCCACAGTGAGTTTGGCCATATTTGGTCCCACCACCAGGAATCGAACCTGGATTTGAGTCTTAGGAGGACCCCGTTCTATCCATTGAACTACAGCGGGCTATAATATCAGTTGATGAATAATTTTCTATTCTATCAAAATAGATTACTTGATTACAGTATTCGTGTGCTGTAGATTTTTTATCGTGTTTCCAATCACTACCTTTAACATATACTTCTGGTTTGTAAGTTTTCATTAATTCTATAAGCTCTTCTTTACTGTCAAAGAATTCAACAATATCAACTGCTTTAAGATTAGACAACATGATACTGCGATCATGTTGATTATTAATAGGACGACTGTTGCCTTTAAGTTCTCGAACACGGCGGTCTGTGTCGATGGCTACAATAAGATAATCGCCATAACTACGTGCCGTGTTTAGCAAAGCAATATGCCCGGGATGAAGTACATCAAATGTACCATTCACCATTACTGTGGTCATTTTTGACTGTCGCCTGGCATTACACGATAATTGTCTTCAACGCTATCTGGTGTACTAATTTCTAAAATGGTGCCCATTTCTAAACAAGTAACACGATGTGGAACTAACGGATCGTTGTGATGAACACTACCTTCTCCAATAATTTTTTTACTTATTGCGGCATTGTTGGTGTCGATAACTTCAATTTCAAACTTACCACTTTGTACATACCATGTTTCTACTTTGTCACGATGAAAGTGCATACTGAACTTACCACCTGTTTCAAAGTTAAGAAACTTACCGCAGTACTTGTCATTAGTAACCCAGATAAACTCCGAGCCCCATCCTTTTTTAACTAAACCTTTTAATTGTGTCATTATGGTACTGATCTAAATCTTTGTAAAAAACTCTCAAGGAAACAACTATATAATCTTGGTTCTATTAGATTTAAGCCATCTTCTCTATAGTATACCCATGTTTGATTATCAAGGTCAACTACTTCAATAACTGTAAATTCCTTGTTATTAGATCCCGACCATTTACTACCTGCTGTTATTTTAACCATCCAATTTTCTCCCCAGCTTGTTTACGGCGTTCGTATTCTTCTAGACTGCTAGGATATCGTAACGCCCATACTGCACATAATAACATACCTAGGCCTACTCCTGCAACCAGTTTCCAGTTGTAGGTAGTGAACCATAATATGATTAAACTGATATCCATTGTGATAATCATGGCCCATTTTCCATAAGTAGGAAATACACGCTTTTCAGCCCAACCACGAAGGAATGGTCCAAACAACTTGTGATTCATAATCCAGTTATGCCACCGGTCACTGCTTTTAGCAAAACAAAATGCGGCGCCTACAGTAGGGGTACTCCAGGGAATCCCAGGTGTTACTACTCCGATGTAGGCAATACCTAGGCAAATCATACCTAGTGTAAACCAAAACGCTTTTTTAATTTTTTCCATATAACCTTTAAAGTTGGAGCGGGATACGAGAATCGAACTCGTCACTAAACCTTGGCAAGGTCTCGAGATACCACTTCACCAATCCCGCATTACACTTTATTTACTTCTATACCACTCTTGGTTAAAAATTCTACACCACTAGTATCCCTATAACTGTTCCTATATAGAACACTGCTAATACCACTTTGGTAGATAAGTTTGGCACAGTCCAAACATGGAGCATGGGTAATAAACATAGTAGCACCCATACCAGATTCGTTAGACTTAGCAAGTTTCGCAATGGCATTAGTTTCAGCATGTAGTACCTCTGGTTTAGTTTTAAGTTCTTTAATCTCTCGTTGAGGCACTCCATCAACTACTGCAACAACTATTTCGTCTTCACAATTGTTATCCCAACCTGCGGGCATGCCGTTATACCCAATAGAGATGATTCTATCATCCTTGACTACAATAGCACCTACGTGTAAGCGTCTAGCATGACTGAGCTCTGCAAATGTTTCCGCAGTTTTCATATAAGCATCAATTAGTTTTTGTTTCATATAGGATTTCCGTTTTCATCTATTTCTAACCATGTATGATCCCCCATAT